GTCAAGACTCCATCATTCTTCCAATTTGTCAAAATCGCTCTGATATAACTAAAATTCCTTTTGCCATTGTCGGCAGCAAGACCAATTGCTTTCAGGACAACTTTCGCTTCCATGCCATCTAATGTGATGAACTCTTTCAAGAGTTCAAATTGAGTTCCATCCAACGGAGCGATACGAGATTGATATTCTTCGACGATGAGTGCGACTAGATTTTCATCTATATCTTTCTCTATCTCTGTATCTATATCTTTCTCTATCTCTATATCTCCGTTGCAAGTTGTTGCAATGGTGTTGCAATGCAACCCCCTCAACTCTCTGTGTTTGCGACTTCTACGAGTGCTCGCCGTTTCGCTCCCAACCATCTCAGGAACCTGTTCTAAGAAATAATCTCTGTCATTTTTTCTAGTCAGCAAGCCCTTACTCTCCAAGAAAATCAAAGTGATTTTAATATCTTCAACATTCTCATCAATGACAAGAGCGATTTCTTCAGCTAGATTGTCAGCAAGTCCATCATAGTAGATGTGCCCGCCATCCTCTAAACTAATCAACATCATTTTGAGATAGATGATAGTATGCGTATCGCCACCTGCAATCTTACGAAGCAATTTCATTTCTTTAGACTTGAAAAAATCCTGAGCTAGTTGAATCCAGTAGTATCGCTTGTTTTTAACAGCCATTGATACCCTCCGTTTCTCTACTAATCCACAAATGTTTCTTTTCGTGTCACGGGATCAATGTCCACACGTCGTCCTGTTTTAAAGTCGATAAAACCTTTTTCAAATTGTGGCGCTTGAAATTGAATCTTCTTTTTCTGTCTCATGGCCATTTTAAGTTTGATATTCATCATCAGCGATTCAATCAAGACCACTGATACTACTGTGCCTACTGCGATAATTTGTAAATTGTTCATGTTTTTTATCCTCTTTTGTGCTATAATATAGTCAAATAATTTTGCTAAGACCTTGTCCAGAAGCCTTTTAGTAAAGTTATTATAGTTGATTAGAGAGCCATTCCTTGATGGCTCTTTTTGACCATTTCTTACCAGGTAATTCCTTTGGAAATCCCTTTAAGTAACGATAATTATCTGAAAATGTGGCATACTTAATCCCTAGAAAATCACAGGTAGTGTTCACATCCATCAACTCTGGATAGTGATCACTATCTTTTTCTATTTCGACTAGCCTTGTGATTGTGTCCTTGATAATGGACTTAATCCATTCAGATAGTGAAAGTAGAACATTGTCCATCTTCTTCCCCTCCTACACTTCGTCAAGTGAGTTCAATTTCATGATTTTCATCTTGGTATTGGTGCTTGGCTCCCAAGTCATCCAATAAGCCAGGGCTGCGTCTGCGAATTTTTTCGGTAGCAAGTCATAGCGACTGATATTGAAATGATCTTTGAAATCAATCTCTGCTTGCCTGAAGACAGATTGAGCGAAGGTTTTGTCAGCATAAGCTGGGCTGTCAATCCCGCCCAAGCAAGCCACCACACGAGCCTTACGCTTCTTCAGGAGCGACTGAGCATAGCTCGGATGAATCGGTTGTTCACTCTTGAGATAGTCTATATCTTCAAGCATGGTCGCCTGTTGCTCACGCAATTTCTTTTGCCCAGTAAATAAAGCAATAAAGGCATCCTCGTCCAAATCCTCACGGATGAAACCGCCCTGCTTGCGAATAGCTGGCAAGACCTCTGAAGTCACCCAGCGCTTGAATTCCTTAGCTTGAGGCAACTTGCTGGATAAAATGAGAGAGTAGAGACCAGATTCGTTGATGATGATAGTTTCTTGAACCCTTCCTAAATTATCTGTGAGGCCCTGTTTTAGGGCGTCATCTTCATCAACGTGAAGAGCAATCGCATTTCTAGCCTTGCTATATCCTAGGATGTCTGCAACATCTTTCCCAACGAACCAAGGCTCGTCATCAATTGTCAAGGTACGGACTTCCTGCCCGTGAAAATTAAAAATTTCGTTCATAATGTTCCTTTCTAAGCTCTCCCCTTTTTGCTATAATAAAATCAGAAAGGGGGTGATTTAATGACACTATCTGATAAAGAAATCGCTTTAGAACTTACAAAAATTACCGTCGAACACTTTAATATTCGAGTTGCACAAAGTGTTCCAAAATCTGGATTAACAGAAGAAACCGTTGGACAATTCTACAAGCGATTCTATGAAACTGTTACGAATTTAAAAGATAATCATCCAGAATCGTAACATCTATTTGGAGCACATCTTCTGGATGTGCTTCTTTAATGCGAGCTATTTTTTCAATAGCTTCATCTACAGTTCTACTTCTTAGAGAAATACTCAGTTTCATCATTCCCCTCTCCTTTCTTCTCAGCAATATATGTAACGGTCCTCAATATCCCGTTGAGGGCTGTTCTTTCTAGTTCGTTCATAATGTTCCTTTCTTGTTGCGGTTAAACCGCAATGTCGTGTAAAAAAATAATGTCATCAATAGACACACCAAAAGTAGTAGCGATTTGATAAGCTTGGGTTACAGTAGGTTCTGTTTTTCCTCTCTCCCAATTTCCCCAAGTATCAACAGAGACATCAATAGCCTCAGCTGCATCCGCTTGTCTCCAATTTTTTAGAGTTCTCAATGTTTTTAGAGTCATTTTTTGCATTTTACAGTCCTTTCTATCTTTTTTATAATTGAGTGACTCAACTATGACTCTATTATAATGCGGTTAAACCGCAATGTCAAGTATTTTTTGCGTTTTTATCGTATTTTTTTATTTTTTTCTTTACTTTTTTGCGTTTTTGCCGTAATATATACTATATAAAGGAGTGATACAAATGAGCAATAATAAAAGTAAAGAAATTTTCTCTGCGAACTTGGAAAAGTTAATGACCAGCAGAGACGTTGATAGAAATAAACTTTGTTCTGATTTAGGATTAAAATACACTACTGTAAGAGATTGGTTAAAGGGTATAACTTATCCTCGGATAGGAAAAATAGAATTACTTGCGGACTATTTCGGTGTTAATAAATCGGACTTGATAGAAGATAAAACTCAAGAAGTAAAAGAAGTAAAAATTCCTACTTCCCCTCTTGTCCAAAAAATTACTGAAAAAGTTGTAAAGTTGTCAACTCCAAGAAAACAAAAAGTTCTGAACTATGCTAATGAACAATTAAAAGAGCAGAATAATAAAGTGATTATGATTGAGGAAAAGCTTTTTGAATACCGTGTTTTTGAAAAGCTTTCAGCTGGTACTGGATTCTCATACTTCAACGATGGGAACTATGACACTGTTTTTTACGACAAAGACCTAGACCACGATTTTGCTTCTTGGGTTTTTGGAGATTCCATGGAGCCTAAGTACATGAATGGAGAGGTCGTTCTTGTCAAAGAAACAGGTTTTGACTACGATGGTGCCATTTATGCAGTTGATTGGGATGGTCAAACTTATATCAAGAAAGTCTATAAAGAAAAAGACGGTCTTAGACTCGTCTCTATCAATAGCAAGTATAAAGATAAATTCGCACCATATGAGGAAAATCCAAGAATCATTGGAAAAATAGTCGGGAACTTCATGCCGATTGAAAATTAAAAAGAGGAAAGTTATGAAAATAGGAATGAGAACACCGAGTCTAAAAAAGAGCTTGAAAGCTAGAACTACCAGCAAATGGAAGAGACAAACTAAAAAAGCCCTTATTCCTGGATATGGACAAAAAGGGGTTGGGTGGATAAAGAATCCTAAGAAAGCTCTATACAACAAGGTCTATCATAAGACAACGTTTGGTCTTTCAGACTTGTTTACACCGTCTAAAAAAAGAATGAAGAAAACAACAAAAAATCAAACGTCCACCAAATCTACAAAAAAATACACAGCAAAAAATTATAAAGAAGCTGGTATTGTATTAATAGTCATAGGTGCTATTTTCTTATTTTTATTTCCTCCTCTCGGCTTCTTCTTGTTCATTACAGGTTTTATAAGTTACATTATTAGTTATTTAACATTGAAACACGAAAAGAATAAACGAAAAGATATTTAAAAAAGCCCCACAATCGCCCTCGCCAAAGTTTGATTGTGAAGCTTACCCTTATAAAAAATCAGCCATTAAAAAGGCCTCTTTTCTATACCTATTTTACACCATGAGAGGGGTGATGTCAATATTCTCAATGTTTAGACCTTGTCCAGAAGCTGATAAACAAGGAGAATACAATGAAATATAATAAAACAAAATACCCAAATATCTATTACTATGAAACTGCAAAAGGCAAACGCTATTACATCAGACGCTCTTTCTATTTTCATGGTAAAAAGAAAGAGATTACTAAAAGTGGTCTCACAACCCTTCCACAAGCTCGTGCAGCCTTGACAGAGATTGAG